GAGTTAAAGCCATTCTTTGAATTATTTCGTCACCTGCAGCATGCCCCAAAGTATCATTGGTGATTTTGAGATCATTAAGATCAATCATAAGTACAGCAGTAGGGTGACCATATCGTTTGCAGCGCTCTTCTTCTTTGGTAATCAGTTCATCCCAGGCACGACGGTTAAAAAGTCCAGTCATTGGGTCAGACAATGCTTCCATTTCAAAACGTTCGGCTTTACGTATATGCTCATCTGCTTTTAATTCAGCCTGAATAGTGTAACTAAGTACCTTTGCTATTAGCTCAAATAATGGAGCATCTTCAACAAGAACTTTAGGTTGAGGCTCAGGATCAATCGCACAAAGAGTGCCGAAAAGAGAACCATCTTCTTTAAAAAGAGGTTGACCAATATAAGCCTTAATAGTGATAAGTTTATTTATTGGTGCATCTGTATACGCTTGGATGTCAGGCGAATAGGGAACAACACGAGGCGCGTTATTTTGTACCATGTGCGCGCAAAAAGAGTCAGCCCAAC